GTTGTTGATAAACTATGACCATCTATTTCAAATCCTGCTATTCGACCTGCACTAGCTGTTAAATGTCCTTGTAATGAAACTGCAAACGGTGCAGAATTCATACTACTATTACCTAAAAATATTCCTTCATCAGCATCTGCAATAAAAATATTATTACCCGAACCTAATGATATTCGTGAACCATTTGCATCTAATGAAAAGTTAGTAGCAGTTAGATCATTTGTACCAATAGTAAATCCACCTATCGAACCTCCAGCTGTTGCTGTAATTGTTCCTTGCATTACAACCGCACCATCTACCATATGAAAGTCTGATGATGATATTTCTAAATTACCGTTTGATCCAGATACAAATTGTGATGTTCCTCCTAAGAAAAATGATTCTACATTCATATCTAAATTTGATCCTGTAATTTTACCACCTGTAAATAATACATCTGATCCTGTTATTTGTCCGGTATCGCCTCTTAATATCAAACTATTATTTGATGATGATATAGCAGTAGGCGTTATTGCAAATCCTCCTATCTCACCTTCTGTAGCAGTAATTTTACCAGACATATCAACATTACCTTGATTATCTACATGGAAATTACTTGATGATATTTCAATATTATTGTTTGCACCAGATATAAATTGATTAGGTCCTCCTAGGAAGAATCTTGGTGTTTGTATTTCTAATCCTGCAGGTTTGCCAGACACATCGTCATCTGTTGCAAATCTTAAGAATGAATTTGAATCTTTAATAAGTTCTAATCCAACGCCGTTGTAATTGTCTCCTGATTCAGGTATTACAGAACCTGTATACATCATGAACCCACCAGGTCCGGTGCCTTCAGAAGCTGATATAAAACCTGCACGAATAAATCCTGATCTAACTCCTGCTAATTCTATACCCGATCCTATTGTGTTACCTACAAATAATGAGCCTGATAATAGATTATCTTCGCCATTTATTACTGTATTGTCTCCTTTGAATTTAACTGGATATACTGTTGTTTCTGTATCTGCCTTTTGTCCAAGATAATCAAAATATTCAAATTTGAAAATCATAGGAACATTGATAAATTCACTAGGTACACGTATATTTAATCTGGTTAGATTTGGTGAGAAGCCTGTTTCTGCATCAGTGGTAATTCCTATATCTTTGAATGCAAATAATGCACCTCGTGATACTATTGATATTTTTATGTTTTGTGTTTCAGATGTTACAAAACTTAATATAACATCGGTTATAGAATTTGTATTTCCGCCAGCTGGATTAACAATTCCTCCAGCATTCGATGGCTCCATTTCCACAGTACCTATCAATTTACCTAATGGTCCATCATCTACCAATTTACCTGTCAATGTAGGATCGATATTATAATCAGTCATCCTATAGGCTTCATTTGTGCTTAATCCTTTGATAGTTCCTTGACCTAATGAACCAGAAATATAAACATCAAATCTAGGTTTAGTAATTGTAACAGTTTCAGTTCCTTGTGTATATGTAACATTAGCTAATGGTAATATATCAGAAGTATTCATTGCACGCAATCTAACGGCATATCTAGTAGCTTTTTCTACGGCCGGCATATGAGCGTCTTTTGTCTGAAATACTACAGCTTTGTTATTGGTGGTATCAAATATATCTGTTGAAAAAGGTTGTGCTGAATTTATCAATACATCATTATCAAATAATATAGTACCTGTCGAAAATTCAGCGCTAGTGTCCAACTGCCAATATGTATTGATATCATCTAAAGATGTGAAGTAACCAATTCTATTGTAAATTTGTCCTATAGCCATAGCTCCTTCAAACGAGCCGGTATCTTCCAATAATTCTACACGTTCTAATATTGTATCTCCTGCAGATATAAAATCTCCAAATTGGCCTGCAGGCTTATATGATGTTCTAATTTTATATACATCCCCCGTTGCTGGTTCTATATTTGCTAATACAACTTCAGCAAATGATTGAGATTGTGCTGTAGATGTTAAAACTAATGGTTCTGTATGACTCGATGTAAAGTTTGCAGTAGCATTAATTGTTTTAATATCATATGCTAATGGACTACCTATTGTTTGGTCTGTATTTTGTGTATTATTTGCAGACTTTAGAGCAACAAAATTAAATGCTGTTAATGTTGGTGCATTATGTCCAGGACCAGCTAATTGGGCTACTTTTGCTTGAGTAGTTGTTTCGACATCCATAATTACAAATACTACACTTCCTGACATTGGCAATGTCGTTGCTACTGACATAGCAGAAGGAGTAAAACTTCCAAATGGTCCTCTAGAGTCGCCTGAAGTTGGTATATCGGCTGCAGCTATTACTTGTGATGGAGTTCCTGTTAATGCCGTTCCTAGATCTACTGGTATTTCTGGATTTTTAACAACTATCATACCTCCTTCCATTGATGCTGATAATGTAAACCCAGTAAAGGTTGCTCTAGAAAATCCTGTACTTAAAGTGACGCCTTGAGAAGTTGCAACCTCGGCTACTTCGGCCGGTGCTGCTATGGTTTGATTTGCTGCTGCTAAAATCGAAGCATTATTTGATAAGTTTACAGATGCAGCTGCTTGCCCAGCAAATAATCCTACAGTTGCTACAGGAGCTCCTGCAGATCGTACCGGTGTAGCACGATTTGTTGCACCTTCCATAGGTGTAGCTTCGCCGGCTAATTGATACACTGAATTTATGTTAGCTGCATTTGCTATAAGTCCACCCTGTACAGGTATTGGCTCAACTGTTATTGTTGCATTTGATGCAGATGTTGCAACATTAACATTGTTTAATGTAAGTGGTTGTTGATAATTAACAACACGTTCAACTACAGTTACTTTTGGATTTTCTGTAAATATTATTTGTGATGAATTACGTTTTTCTGGAGCAACGTTAATTGTTCTAGACCATAATAAATTTGGATAATCTTTGAATAAACGATTTTGTTCAAATGACGCTCCAGGTTCAAAATTATTAGTAAATCGTAATCGTCTGTTGCCTTCAAAAACATTAACAGCTGCTCTACCTGCAACATAAACAGTTGCTAATCCAGGCGATGTATCTGGATAAATATAAATTGCAATAACACGTGTACCGTCTTGTTCTAAATAATTAAGTGGTTCAAAATATATTGGGTCGCCGTTATAATCTAAAATTTCAATATGAATTTCAGATCCATCAACTAATGTGTTGTTAGCAGCATTAAGCTTAAACAAGTTTTTGCCGGCTGTTAGTCTGTCCGGAAATTGTAATATATTGAAGTAATTATCAGATGTAGGAGTAGTATCAAAAATCTCAATTGTTGATATATCCTTAATACCTCTATACGGTACGGTTTTTTGTATTTCTGGTAGGTTCCAAGTTCCTGCGGGCATATGTAATCACCTATTTTTTATATAAATATTAGGTGAAGTCGATTTCAGAGTATCCGTTAACCTTCTTAATTTCGATGAGCTTATCTACTATATCTCTCATAGCATCTATATGAGAAATACACATTAGGAAGCCAAATTGTGATTTCAGATAATCGAATAATAAAAACATTGAATTTAGGTTGTCAGAATCTAATACTCCAAATCCTTCATCGATTGCTAAAAAGTTTGGTCTTGGAAGATTTGATACATTAATTAATGATGTCCTAATTGCTAATGATGAAATAAACTTTTCCATTCCAGATGTTAATTCTAATGGCCAATAATTATCATCATCATAAACGATATGTGCATTTATATTTTTACCATCTGTATGTAATACAATTGTAAATTCAACAATTTGATTTAGAATATTATTTATTTCAGATTCAATTTGAGGTAAAGCTTTTGTTATTAAATGATATGGAACGCCATCTCTATTAACAGCTTTTTGGTAATATTCATATCCTCGATATTGTTGTTCTAATTCTTTTAATCTGTCAATACCTCCTTGAGCATCTTCTCTTGTCTTTTCTGCCATTTTTAATTTGCCGGACAGTGTTAATAGTTTAGAATCTAATTGACCTAGTTCTAAACTAACTGTTGATATTTCATCTCTAATTTCTTGTATTTCTGAATTTTTACTTTCATTGAATACTATATTATCTTTTTGTTTTAGAGATTTCTTGAGTTCTGCTTTACTTGATTTTAAGTCTTCTCGTCCTTTATGAATTTGCCATTTGAATTGTTCTAATTCTCTTTCTTGATTGATTAATGATCTTTCAGAATCATTTAAGTTATCTTTTAACTGAGCTAATACTTGTAACTTTTCTTTTGGCTTATCTTCATGTTCTATTTTTGCAATACCATCTTCAAAATGTTTAATATCAAATTCAATAGCTTGTTCTTCATCAATTAATTTAGGTAATAAGTCTGCAACTTGTTTTGTTTCTTTTAACCATGGATTGGCCATACAATAACTACAATCTTCATCCCATTCATGCTTATCTAATTTAGATACCATTTTTTGAGCATGTTGAATTTTTAGTTGTTTCAATTTAAGATCATTGTTTAATTTTATAACAGTATCTTGATAATCTTTTAATTCAACTAATGCATCTTGTAAAGACTTTTCATCAATTTTATTTATTTTTTGATTTATTTCTTTGATGAGTTTTTTCTGTTCACGAATCATCTCTTTTTGAGTATCTCGAGACATAATAATATCTTCAAGATCTTCTTCTATGCTCTGAATTTCTAAATCAATATCTTCTGGCGATCTTAATGTATCATCAACCTTTTTTAACTCTTTTGTCATAGTAAAAATGATATCATTAAGATTAGTTTTCATTTCTTCATGTTCGGTTTTATCAACTTTCATTTGTTCATAAGAACCAGTATATTGTGTTATAACATCACGTGCCGCAGATAAATCGGTTGAAAAATCTTTTCTTTTATATTCTCTAATTAAAGCGGCTGTATCTTTTATTTCTTCATGTCCAATCTGATATAGTTGTTCGAAAATATCAATATCTAAAAATTGTGATAATAATTCTTTTCTTTCTCTTTGACTTTTATCTATGAATCCAGTATTGTTATTTTGTAATGATAATGCTGTTAATACAAAATCATCATATGTACCTAAATATTGTTGAATAATTTTATTTGTTGAATCTCTTTGATCTCCATTTAGACTTTCATAATTTCCTGCATCATCGATTCTCCAAAAATCTACATTTACCTTTACATGACCATTATTATGTTTACGTGCATTACGTTCAATAAAATAATTATATTTTCCTAATTCAAATTCAAACTTACAATGGAATCTAGATTTCTTATTATTTAATACATGTTTTGCATATTTAGTTCTTGAACATTTATCAAAACAACAAAATGAAAGTGCATCTAATAACGTAGATTTACCAGACGCATTAGGAGCAAATAATCCGTACAGTCCATTCATATTTGTGAAATCAATTGAATTGTTATCACCATAACTAAACATATTTGAAAATTCAAACTTTTTAGGCTGCCATGTTATATTCCTAGTTAATGTACTCGTAG